GAGGCAGCAGCCGCAGCTTCAGAGAGTGCGGCAGCGTTCTTACTGTCTTCAACTGCATTGCTGTTAGCGGAGACCTGTTGGCTTCCGCTGTAAAAGGATGATTTGGCCATTAGTTACCTCAATCTATGAATTTGACAGTGGGACGCATAACTTGGGCCATTCCAGAGGTCTCAGCGGAGTCTGCTTGGTCTTGGATCTCAGCAAGAAACTGGCTCGATTTTGCCTCGAACAACGTGCCACGCTCATCCAGGAAGTAGTCGGCTGCATATGCTAATGCAGTGTATGTGAGGAGGTCTGATGCAATGTTTGTAATAACATTACTTGAGGTATCAGAGGTTAGAGCATCAAACTCACCATAATAATTTAGATAGATAGTACCGGAGCTAGGCATAGGTGTTACCTTAATCACCTCGCGTTCACGGCTGAAATAATTAGGACTGCCAACTATCCCTGTTTGCTGGGCGGCTGCCATCTCATGGAGGGGAACCCGCAATAGAGACACGCCATCATACTGAAGGTCTATTATTTCTATGAGGTTAGATGGGATGACAACCTGGCTCAAGGGAGCGCCCGAGGTAATTGAGTATGACTGCTGTTTCTCCATGCTTGGAATACGGAGTACACGCTGGATGCGAGTGAGGGCCTGGTCAATGAATGTGTCGGCCAGGGCATCACTGCAATCGCTACGGTTAAGAAGAGCAATGAAGTGTGCTCGTATTTGGCCTTTATTCATTTAGGTGATCCTTTTTTTAGCCGCTGGCTTAGGCTTTGCTTTGGGCTTTTTTGCGGTCAGTGCAGCCTTTGCAAAAGCAGCATCTGTTGGGGCACCTTTGGCACCCTTTTTGCGCGGTGGTTTGCCCGCAGCGCGTTTGGCGTGGATGTTTGCATAGAGCCCCTTACCCATTAGATTTACCTGGGCGCATGCAGGATCCGTTGAGACCACAGGTGGTTGGGCTTTTACATGTCTTGCACGGCTTAAAGCCGCCCTTGTTTCCGTAGGCCATTTTAGATCCTTTTGTCTGTGGTTATGAACGCATCAAGGTTTTCATCTTGTAGACGTTTAATGATTTCAGCGCCGGTGACCTCGTAGATATTAAAGCCTTCTCGGGTCCACTTCTCGATCACTGCTGTCGGGATAGATGCTACGCGCATCATGTCGCCGATCGGCATCTGAGAGCTTTCGTTCCTGGCGTCTTTGAGATCGTCCAGGAAAGCCTGGGAGATATTCTGGGTGTGCTTTGCGATCAACTCGCCTGACTGTTCTAAAAAGTCAGTTGTGACGCCGACCAGCTTAGTGGTCGTGCCTTGTGTAGTATCTGTCATTTTGGGGGTCTCTCTTTAAGAGTTAGGGTGGGGCCGCCCAGGCACCCAGGTAAAGGAGAGCAAAACCCCTGGATGGACGGACGGCCCCTACACGGGCCTAGGAAAGGCCAGTGATCTTGACGCTATCGCCGAAGTTACTGTGTTTGCAGGAATATTCGCCGACCACATAATGGCGATCTGAGTCCCCATTTTTCGAAAGAAGTGTGCGTGTGAATGGACGCAGCACACACTGTTTGAACATGGTTGGGTCAATCAGCAGCGCATGTGATTGCTCTAAGTGTCTGTTAAGAACCACTTTATATTCGCCAAATGGGGAAATATACAGATCCACCACATTGGTCAGGGTTTTGCCCTGGGCAATTTCGCGGTTACGACCAGCAGATGCTGCAAAGCCAGCGACGATGGTACTGTCAGCGGCCTTGATCATAAACACAGTCGGATCTGAACCATTGTCATACGCAGTTTGACCTGCTGTCAGCAGCTTGGCCTCTGTGAGGGCGTCCGAGGCATTGGAACCTGCGTCTACCGCTGTAGAGATCTGATTGATCAAAGATTGCATTTTACGCGCTGTAGTTGCGTTACCTGCGACAGCTGCTTGGTCTACACCTACATAACTGAATTCTAAGTCTTTCTTGATATTCTTGAGCGTGCGACCAAGTTGGTATGCGGTTTCCTTCGCCCGGCCATGGGTGCGGACTGCGTCTGAAGTTGCCGAGATCTTGAAGGATTCTGACAAGATCTGAGTGTTGTTTGTACGCTCAGTGACATCTGTCAAAGTGATATCAGTGGAGTCGGCTCCCTCGACCTTTGCATTCGAGGCGGCAGCGCGGAGGCTATCTTCCAAGAATGAGAAAGTGCGGGCTGATACCTTTTCAGACTTCATCATTGAGGTCATCGGGGTGTCAGTTGGAGTGATATCCATGATGATATCTGAAACGTCCTCGGCCTGGCCGATCTGGTTATATGTGGTAAAAGTTGCCATGTTTTTATTGCCTTACATTAGCTAGATGGGATTAATCTTCCCAACGGCTCATGAGGGCATCAGCAATGTCATCCATGTCACCAACGCGGCTTGTGTTATCGCGAACACGCTTTGCGGTTGCTTCACGCTTCCGAGTGTTAGTGTCAGAACGTGAGGCTGGTGCTTTGTTAGATCTTAGAACTTTACCTTTGGTTGTTTTGACCTTCATCGCTTTAGACTTCTTGGTCTTTGCAGCGACTTTGGTTTGGTCATACAACCGGGCTTTGTTCAAAAGCATGATGACATTTGGGTCAACGTATTGATCGACCGCTTCTCTAGGTAGACCAGAAGAAACAGCGTATTCTCGGATCTCGTTGTACATTTCGTTACCCCAGTCCGGGATCTGCTCCTGGAGTGTTTTGATACACTCTTGGGCAGCCTCTTGCTGTTTGGCTTGGAATTGCTGTTGGTTCTCTTGGTAAAAGGCGCTGGCCTCTTCCTTGAGAAACCGGAGATCCGATTCTGCTTCTGAAGCCTCACGGCGTAAAGCCGCAAAGTCTTCGACCGACATAGACCGACTGGCAACTAGCATATCTAGTTCCGCATATGGTTTATTTCTGGCCTCTGCTCTTTCTAAGAGCTTTTGATAGCTGATGTCCGCACGATTTAAGGCGTCATCCGCCTCTTTCCGCTTGGAAGCAACTTCTTGAGACTTTCGAGTGAGAGATGCCTCTTGGCCATAAAGGCGTTTAAGATCTTTTAAAGATGCCTGTTTTGTTTCCCCATCAACTGCGATTTCAATAACGCTTTCGTCGGACAGCTCGACCTCTTGGAGGTCTTCGTCATCGTCCTGGGCGTCATCGTCGTCAGTTTCATCAGGGTCCTCATCAGGGTCCTCATCAGAACTTTCGTCTTCTTGGTCATCATCATCTTCATCAATATCATCCGGGGCCTCTTCTGTCTCGTCAGTGGCCTCGTCTGTCGCCTCTAGTTCCTCATCTTCAGATAGGTTCTCACCGTCTGACCAGCGGTCTAGGATGGCATCTGCTGCATCTGAAACATCTTCATATACAGTCGAAGGGGTAGCTTGGTTTTGGACGTTACTCATGGTCCTTTAGCTCCTCTTGGCGGTTGTCGCCTTTTGCAAGGATCTCATCTCGGACGGATACTTGCTGTTTCAATGTGTCAACCACGTCCACAAGTGCGCGATAGTGGTTGTACGCTTGCTCTCTCAGCTGCCCCTGGTCGGGGCTTGTGTTTACAAACGTCTGGAAGGAACGCTCGACCAGGCTGTTGATGACCTGGTTGAACGCGGGTTGTGACAAGACGGCAGAAGCCGCCTCGCCAGTTTCGACAAGTTGCTCTTCTTGGTTCATGCTGCTCTCTTAGGTTTTGGGACTTAGCCCGTTGGTGACGCAATCCCTCGGACATCTTCAGCATTTCTGAGGATCTCAAGTTCAGCCAAATCAGTGGCCGTCTTGTGTTCCAGCTGTGCCTCTTTGAGGTCGATTGAGTCGGATTGCATTGCGAAGCCGCGTTCAGCCTTAGTACGCTCTAGTTCAAGTTTAAGCTGTGCGATCTGTGCGTCTGTTTGCTGTTTAAGCTCCGCAATCTGGGTTTGTCTCTCTTGTAGCTCTAGCTGCTTCTGCTGCATCTGCATGGCCATCTCTTGTGCCTGGTCAGGCTGTGGAGGTGGTAGCTGCTCCGGTGGTGTCAGGTAATCTGCGACATTCTTGATGCCGTTGTTCTCCATGACATGAGACATTAACTTATATTGGTTCTGAGGCTGATACATTGTCGCCAGAGTTGGATCCTGTGACATCAGCTGGTGGAGTGCCAGGTACTTCTGAGCTTCTTCCACTTGCTCACCATAACCGAGGTGCATTTCTACCAGTACATCACGTTTTGATCCCCACTGGCTCGGTGACACCTCAACATAACTACCGGCCAACTCAACAATTTCCTGGTCAGGCACATTCTCGATCACCAGGCGATAGATCATCTGGTAGAGTGGCTTGAGGAAACCATTGGCGAAGTTCCGGGCAATTATCTTTTGACGCTGCTGGGACATAGTTGCCAGCTGCTCGACCATAGCTGCACTATTCTGCTTGCTTATGGCATCTTTATTCAGGCCCTGGCTAAGACGGGATACGCCTGTGGTGTCCTCTTTGTCGTCATCCAGGAGCTGTAGCGTTTGGAACACAAAGGGGTTCAGGGACGCCTGGGGCATAGGTGCAATAGCATCAGGTCGGGAGACATTGACGATACCGCCTACGCGGTTGTCGATCAGCTCCTTTGGATTGGTTAGACCACCCTTTGTCACCATATATCGAGGGTTGTTGGTGATCATGGCGTGATCGAGGATAGACCGGGTCAGTACTGTCCGGGCATTCTGGATTGGAATGACCTTGGAACCAAAGTTATTACCAAAGAATGCGTGTGGGATTGGCAGGGGTACAAAGGCCACGAAAGGCTTGTGATTAACCTTTTCCATTTCCAGAACTACGTTGCCAGCTTTCACAATCCGGTAAAGCTCTGCAACGCCGGTCGCGTCTGGGTCGAGCATTATGTAGTTCTCATAGACAGTTACCTGGCGAACCTGGTCCTGGTAGCCTTTTGTGTTGAAGCCCCTGTCGTTTCCTATCTCTTCATGGCGCGCGAGTACCTCTGGATCGGTCTCCATCTCAACGTCAGAGTGATCTCCGATCTTCTCAATCTTTTTCTCATCATACCCCATCTCTCGGAGTTCTGAGATCGTCTTTGTGGTTCTGTGGGCACAGAATACTACGCTGTCCAAATCGCGTGCCTGGGGCTCAATGATGAACTCTTCTGGGGCAATACTTTCGATGCATACTTTGCTGGCATCGGTCGTAATGCGTAGCTCACCTGAGTATAAACCGAAATCCTCGACTAGCTCCTCGATCTCGACATCGTCGCGTACCAGGATAGCGTCAAGTTCCTCTTCGGTTAGATCGGTCACCTCCTCAATATGACTTTCATCGCCATAGTAGTAGAAGACTTTGGCAATGCCCGCCCGAGCAATCAGACCATCGTGGATAACCGTCTGCATAATCTCAAACAAGTTGTTCTGCCGGTTGGCAACATAGTCACAGTATTCCGTAGCGATCTCAGCGATCTTCTGGTCATCTGCGTTCTGTGGTGCAAACCGAACCGTCTTATAGCCAGTGCTGAAAGTCTCCAGCAGGGCCGCCTTCATGCTCTCCACAGTGTCATAGACATCCATGGATACATACTTTGAATTACCATCGTGCGCTGGGCGCGGGAGAGTGGCGTTGTAGTAATCTGTGACGCGCTTGCGTTCACGGCTGATCTGACTGTCGTAATACCCTACGCTGCGTCGGATGTTGTCATCGAGGATTGTGACAATCTTATCATCGTCCAGCTTCTTGTATTCGTTTTTATTCATGATCAAACCATTTCAATATAGTAGTCATCAGATGACTGTATGGGTTCCCACGCGCCTTCGTGGATGTGGTTAGCGAGGGCCAAACTCATGACGCAATCATCAAAACAACCAGCTTCTGCCTCCATGCCGCCCGTTGGGGTGACAATGTAAGTGAGCATCTCTCGGATCGTTGTTTTGTCGTTTAGCTCTAGTTCCCCCTCGCGCGCACACGCGCGTAACTCATCGATGATGAGGGGCTTGGTCTTGGAAGTTGTGGTGAAACCCAGTTTGAGGGTCTCTTTCTCCGTTAACTTGTCCACCTGGATCTCGGTGTAAAAGTTTGGATATGCCATGTCTTTGCCCAACCTAGTACAGGTCAGGATCCCGTGACTGTTGTTCTCAACAATTATAAAAGCAAAGTTGAAGAACTCACCTAGCTTATAAAGAACTGTTGCGAAGTAATCCGGGTGAACCCGTGCTCGATAGGTCGCAACCTGGCGTTTCTTACTGTCTAGAACCTGGGCAACTGAGTAGTCACCTCCCCGGACGCCCATCGCAACGTCAGCGCCGATTGTGTATTTCTCACCAGGGTCTAAAGTGCGGTATAGAGTAAGCTCACCGCGTACATTCTCAAGCCAGTCTTCACCCTCTAGTGCCAGGCGCTTCTTAGGCTCCTCACAGGCCTCTAGACGGTCATGTAGGGCCTCTGGGTTAAACACTGGCCGTCCGGTCGTCAGGAAGGATTCTGATGGCTCTGAGGGGTATTCTTGGCGATATAAATCTATGCCGTTCTGGGCAATTTTACGCCGGCGAAACATGAGCTGCTCATCGTCCAGGTCATACTTCTCACAGAGGTCTTTTTCTTCTGGCGTCCTGGTAAAGTTCGCAGGCACAGGCTCCCGGTATTCTGGGTCTGTAAACCAGGGAATGAACACTGCTACATAGCCATTTGTACCTTCAACAGCACCTTTCCAGAGATCATAGAAGATGCCACTGACACCGTTTGCAGTGCTCTCTACAAAGATAGCGGTGCCCGGCTTGTTTGGTACAGCCTGGGTCATCCCGTTCCAGTTTTCCAGGGCAGTAGACTTTTGCCAGAAAGCAAGCTCCGAGGCGTGAACATGTGTGAGGGTCTCACCACGACCAATGCTTTCACCACCAGCTGTCGCAACAACAAAAGAGCTGTCTAGAACATCAAAGGTAAGTTCCCGGCGGCTGGAGTACTTGGTGTGAGGCCTCAATAGCTCTGGGCAATTGTCATGATACCGTTTGGTCATGTCAAAGAGTGCCCTGGTGCTATCCGAGTGGTGCGTAATTACCATTGCCTTGCAGGCTTTGCGTTGAGACACATTGAAGTACAAGTATCCACCAACGTGGGTTGAGAGACCCTGCTGACGCGCCTTCAGGATGATGATCCGTACCTTACCCTCTGCCGCCATCTGCTTGTCTACAGCTTCCTGTAGTATCTGCTGTGCCGGGTTCAGTTTAAGTGGTTTGATGTCACCATCTTTGGTGCGGATCTTCAGTGCAGACTGACTGTAGAAATCGAATTCTTCATATAGGCGCTTGCGTACTTTTTTAAGTCTCTTGTCCATGCTCAATTTGCTCTTCTTCAGTGTCTGCTACCAATAGCGACTCCAAGAATTGCTCGGCTTTCCCGATTGTGACCTCGGATTTAGCAGCGGGTTTAGTTTTGGTGAAATCCAAGACCATGCGTGCAGCTGTCAATCGATCCCGGTTTTGACCAGGTTCGCGCATAATCTCCACGGCAGCTTTGAGGGCCTCGACCGCATAGATGTCATCAATTTCGTTTTCTTTTGCCATGATCTTCACGATCCTTTCAGCGTCCTCTTTTGCCTTCTTTCGGATTGGGGCAATTTGCTCGAGTGTGTAGCCATCTGGTGTGCCTTTTGGGCGGCCACCTTTATTCTTTCGGTTTGCCAGCATTTGGCGAAACTTTGCTCTTCCCTCGGGCGTTTGATGTTGAAGCGCCAGTGGGTTTACTTTTGGATCCCTTGCCTTTGCTGGGTTTTTTGGGGGCCTCTGTGCTTTGGGCCTCGGGTTCTTTGGTGCTCCCATCATGTTTCTCCACAATACTGGTTAAAATTGACAGTGTTAGCCGCGAATTGGGGCAGAACATCTTATCAGGCAAGACAGTGCGTATCTCACCAATGATGGCTGACTTTTGCGCAGTACTGAGCAGGGGAGAAAGTAGTACATCTTCGATGGCCCGTAGCGTAGGGACTAAATCTATTGCGTTCCTATGGATCATTGTGCTCTCCATTAATGAAAAAGAGGCCCCCGGAGGGACCTCTGTTTGTTCTTATGCAGTTAGGGCGCCCATGCCGGGCGGTGGTGGTGTCAAAGCACCAGGGGGCATTTGCAGCCTTTGCTTCTCTTCCTCTTCTTCCGCCATACCCTGGGCCAGCATGGCCATGACCGTAGCCATGACCACAGCAGCTGGGTGGCTGAAGAACTTGACCTTTTTGTTACCGGCGTTGTTGAACTGGTCGCGTATGAGGGCAGCCGTTTTAGGCATTACCGACTTGGCCAGCTTAGGATTGATCAAGTAGATTAAGACAGGATCCACAGCCAACTCACGCACACTTTGCATATAGTCTGTGTAGCCGTCAGCTACATCCTGGCGGTTGGCCATGCCTGTGTCGGCATCAGATCGGGACATGAAACCATTGTCCACTTCCCTATCGTAATAGGCTTTCCAGTCTTTGAGATTTGTTGACAACTTGCGAACCTCACGCAACGCGCTGCGCTGGGCAGGGTCATTGGTTGTGTGTGCATCCACGTTCATCTGTAGGTTGTCGATCTCCGCCATGATGTCGGGATCACCCTTACCTTCCAGTAGGGGTCTCAAAGCACTGCCAGCAAAGGATCCCATGGGTGCCTTGTCGGGCTGGCCGGTTACTGGATTGGTAAACTCAGTGTCAGTGACCTGGGAGCCGTTTAGATCCAGGGGGCTCAAGGTCATACCATGGGCGATCTCATGTATTAGGCTTGATAGAGCGTCAATGCCGCTTACTGATCCACCACTATCCAAAAGTGAGCCAGGGTTTAGGCCAAAGACCGTACCTTCTGCGCCTTTGCCATCAGCATATGCGCCTTTTTGGTAAAACGAGGCGACAGCGGATGGATTAGCAGATGGATCAAAAGCTGACCTGGATGCATACATCTCTTCTTGACTGTCAAAGAGGCGAACAGTGATGCCCAGTGTGTGTGCTAGGCTCAGAGCCTGGTCTAGAGATTGGATCCCATCCTCTGTTGGGGTTCCACGTTTGCCAACCTGAAAAGCAGCCTTAGACTGAGGGACAAACCTTTTAACCGCTGTTAGGGCTACCCTTGCGAGAGAAGGCCCTTTGGTGGACTGCCTAGTACCGGGCCCGGATGTTCGTCCACTCGTATTCCCTGGGGGGTTGAGGAGGTTGGCGATGATGCTGTTGTCTGCACCAGGTCCTGCATTGGGATCGATTGTCCCTCCTCCTCCTGGTCCAGCTGCTCCAGGAGATCCCAGTCGATCTCCGACAGCTTTTCTTGCAGCGTTTGCGTAGTCTGGCGCTTCGTCGTCTTGATAGCCACGGCTTTCTCCATCTTTCTGCTTGGCTGTGTCGTACAGCCTTTTCTCTGGATACCAGAGTAATGCTTGTAAGTCACTCATCGTGAGTGGCTCATTAGATCTTTGGCGCACACTAGGGGCATCTTGTAGGCGTTTTAACCCCCGCTGGAATACCTCGCGGATAAATGTGCGTTCTTTTGCACCGGCTGGTGCCTCTACCTGTCCATCTAAGTACTTTGCTAGGCCATTACCAGCTTTTCTTAGGTTCTCACCTCCAGGTATGGCATTTATCTGACTGCGCCAGACTGGGTCCATCGAGAGCTTTGCTATCTCAGCAGAAAGTAGTTCAGTTTTCTGTTTTGACATGCCTTTTGCTGGCTGTATGTCTGATCTTGAGAACAAAGGTTTAAAAGCCTTAATTTCGAGATCCGGCATCATGTTCTGGATCTCTTTTGTCTTCTGAGCAATCATAGGCTTGTTTAGTTTAACCAGACCACCACGCCAACGCCCTACAGTTCGCATAAGCCAGCGGTCCATAGTTAGTTCATCAAAGTTACCATACAGATTGGAATAAAACCCATTGCCAATTTTAGGACCTAAGATCGAGGCACCGCGCACTAGGGTGTTCTTTCCCTCACCTGAGATCTTTACGCCATATTCCTTTTCAAGTTCCTTTACGGGCACTTTGCTGTTCATAAACTCAATCAAAAGATTATGAGCACCCTCATCTGAGTTAGACTTCCGTTGGAACTTATCTAACATGGTATGATACTGAGCCAGACCACTGTTTATAGCGGCAGCTGCTTGGCCAATGCCTGCGTCAGTCGGAAAACGACCTGTTTCTTTTAGTGTCTCATAAACATCCAAGGCCAGCTCAAAGTTCTTGTCTACTTTTAGACCATTAGAAGTCACAGCTGTGGCCCATATAAACTGCATTTTTGCTTTTGGATCTGTAAGTACCTCTGGGTGTAGTTCACCCACAGTTTCGAGCGCCTGCGTTACGGTTCGACCATACCAACCAATAGCATTTTCGTTGTCCTTTAAGGCCTCTAATGCATCATCAACAACAAAGTCAGCCAGTCGATCTATATTGGCATCATCGAGAGTATTTAAATCAATACCTTCACGTTTCTGTGCCTCTAGAGACTTTGCCTGGAGGTCGAGTTTGAAATCACGGCCTTTGGCATAAACCTGTGCCTGTGCAGCCTGAAACGCATTGTTTAAATTGGTATCCAGAGACACATCTGTCTTCTCACCAAACTGGCGGGGTGGACCTTCAGGGATACTACGGCTGTC